ACGCCGTCGTCGTTTGAATCATAATCATCGGGCACCGCGTTTGAAGACACAATCGTGGCGGTGGTCGCCCCCCCGTCCTTATCCCATAGAGTGTACCATGCAGCGTTAGAACCCCCTGCATCGCCGCGCTTTAAAACGTTCAAGACCGGTCCGCTGGTGCACTTATAAACAACGTTGAAATCCGGGATCCAATAATAGCCGGGTGTCGTCGTGCTCAATTCCCCGCTAAACGAATTTGCTGTCGCCGCGTTCCACGTGTCCCCCATTCGATCCGTTCCAGCGAACCCGGTGACCTGGTAGCCCCCTAGCTCGATGGCGTGCGGGTAAGCTCGATCAAGATACCCTCTGAAGCTAGAAGTGTCTGACCCAAAATAGCCTTGAAACTCGGCCTCTGTATTTTGCGTGTCCGTCCACGCCCCTAGCGTCTTGTCCGCTGCGCTGAATTGCATAGGCCCCGGCCCCTGCGCCGCCGCTGCCATCGCGATATTAAAGGACAAGTCGCGCTCTATTGTGATCTCCCGATCGTATCTAGTGATTGAATCAGTGTCTTTATAAACGAAATCTTGCACCGCGTTCTTGTACGTCAACGGAATCTTGATCGAATTTACAAGGGTCTCTCCAAAGACTTTCGTTACAACAAAATCGCGATAATCTTCCTTATCTAACGTCCTAGCCACGTCCTTGGTCTTATCCCAGGCAATAAACTTAACCTTGCCGCTCGCCGCGTCGGTGGAAAGACTGCCGTAAGTAGATCGCAAAAGCCCTTCGATCAACTCGTTCGTCCGCACGCCTGGCCCGTCGGGATTGGGCCAGTTGTCCCGGGCTGCCGAATCTATGTCCCCCCGCGTCGGGTAGCTCCCACCGAAGATGACAGCGCCGTGCCCTAGCAATGCATTCAATGGCGGCCTGGATAATCCCATGTGGTAGTCGCTAAAATTGAGGGATGAATCGACGAAATGAACAAGATCTGAATTAGCCGCCGCCGCTTTATCAAAGCTCGTCGCGTCGTAATCGGCCGAAGTAAAACCAATGTCGATTAAGATCCCCTCGACGGCCTCAAGCTTGTTCTTGTTGACCACCTGGCCCTTCCAGGTCTTTTCTGCCAACTTTCTTAATCTGGTTTTGCACACAATATCGATGGTGGTTCCGTCTTTGGGGATTATGTCGAAGACTAGCCCGGCCCAATAGGGGAGGAACTGGTAGGTGGATATGGATAGCCCGGTGGCTCCTACCTTGACCGTTATCGGCTTCCCGACGACGTCATAATTCTCGAAGAGATCTCGGATCGTGGCGCTATCGAGAATCGTGATCGTGATCTCTCCGATCTGAACCTTCCGCTCAATGGGATCGAGGGACGACGATAGTGTGGTGATGCCGCTGATGACGGGATCTGCAAGCCCGTGCCCATAGAATAGATCGGAGCTGTAATCCATCGATGGGGCGCTGACCCACTCGACATCGATCTCTGCCCCGGTGTCTTTGTGCTTTGCGTCCTCAATTAAGACGTGGACAACCAAGGGCACCGTGCCCTTGTTTAGCGCCTCCTTCCATGCGTCTGTGGTGGTCATTACCATCAGGAATCATCCAACGGCTTGCGCTCTGGCATAGCGAACGGTGGAAGCTCTAACCAAGACATCGCTCCATCGTGTAAATTGAACCCGGTCAATGGGGCGTTTAAATTCGCCGCTTCGTTGGACATCAACCAATTTTCGGTGGGGGCGCTTTCCTGCTTGTGGAGGTAGACGAACGGGTTGGTCCCGTGATCGCTCAGACGGTACCAGTCGCGCCATAGATTCAGATCATCATCAAACCCGGTGTATGCGTTTAAGGTTTGCTTGAACTCCCGCCGCGCCTGGCCTTTGCTGAAGACGTAGCGGGATTGCGCGCCCGATTGAGAGATAAAATCAGTGAAGTTTGACGCCGCACCATCGCCGTAGGGCGCCCACGGTAGGGATGGGCTCGCCTTAAATCCTCTACGAGAACCTACGAAGATCTCCCCAAGGCTCGGGTACCATACCACCGTCTGAGTCCCGCCCGCGACAACCCGAAGTCGGAGCTCTGTGACGTTTTGCGCTACGTGCGGCCCCGATCCCGACCCTGCGAAATCATTAAAAACAATTCGAATATTGGCTTTTAAATCATCGGCTGTCACCGCGTGGGTTTGAAGGATCACAGTATCAGATGCAAAATCATCTGAAGACCCTTCGAGATGAACGTGCGTGACATCGGAATTCGAACCGCTTACCGACTTAGGTCCAGATAGAAAGAAGTTGTGACCATACACCACCACCGTGTCGAAATTTGGAAGGGCCGCCCCCATCTTGAGATTAAAGTAAACGGTGGCCGCTGTGATCCCTGACATCATCGTGGTAAGATCGCCAATGTTGTCGTAGGCCCTGAAGCCTGGTTTGTTCAAAGAGGTGATAGTGTAAGAGGTGTCCGTGGATTTGCCGCCCACCGTCCACCTCGCGGTGCTCACGGTATTAATCGCAAGTAAGTTAACCGGGAGAACGCAAGCGCTATCGGCATCATATCGCGCTTGTTCGTATGCTGAGAGCGCTGCGGTTGCCACTGCCATCTTAGTACCCCCCCGCTTCTAGATCTCGAAGAAGCGGCAAAATATCCCGCCGCATAATTTCCTTAGCCTGGGTCCGCGTCGCAGGTAGCGTGGAATTAAAGCTGATTTGAATACTCGCGCCCCCCCCGCCGCCCGCTGATAACCCACCTCGAGATCCCATCTGAGAGGCGAATTTCTGCATCCCCCGCACCTCGTCGACCGGCATCACGTACTCCCCCGGCTGTAATAGAAGCGGGACGCTGTCCTTCCGCTTAACCCCGCCGGTGACAAATCCACCTTCTTTCGCCCCCATCACAGCTCCTATCAAGCCCTTCAGGAATGCGAGCATCGTCACCGCTGCGGTGACTGCCAGCCCTGGCCCCACGATGGGGATCGCCGCTTGCGAAGACGCTGCCCCTATCGCCGTCTTGGTTGCGTCGACCATCATCGTCTGGATCAAAGCGTCGATCACGGTGTTTAGAAGTAGGCTCGCGAACTTCTTGGCCGCCTTGCCTGCGCTCTCTGCTCCTGTGAGGAACGACGCGAACATATCGCCGAACCCTTGCTGTAGGGATAGCGCCGCTCCCCCCATCCGACTGCCAAAGGATTCTGCGACCACTCCGGCCGCCTCTGCGAGCTTCGCCGCCTCCTGGGTCGCCACCGTCAGCTCCAATCCGACCTTGGCGATAGCCACCCCCGCGTTTTCTTTCAGATGATCGAACGAAACTTGAAGCATCTCCAACTTCTGCTCCGCGTTCGCGTCCTTGAAATCCAACACAAGCGGGACGCCTAGCTGGTCATAAAGCGCTTTGACTTTGCCGTGCATAACATCGAAAGCTTCACCCGAGCCCGGCCGGAGTCGCATCAACGTGGCTCCCACGGTATCGATTTGAGTCTGCAAATCGGTGAAAGCATTCACCCGGGATTCGAGATCAAGGCTCTTCTTGAAGATCGCCAGGGCGCCCGGTAGCTTGCCGCCTAGAGTAAATATAAGCTCGTTCAACCTGCTATTGTAATCGGAGCTGGCTAGGTTGCCGAATTCAACGTTGGCATCGGCGAGGTCTTTGGTTAGCTGAACCACCTTCGTGCTCGCATCCAAAAGCGAAAAGGACACCTGGTCAAGCGTCTCTTTTTGAGATTGCGCCTGCTTATCAAGCCCGGCCACCTTCACATGGGCCTCTTCGATGGTCTCTCCGAAGTACTCCATGGCCGTGTTGGCGCCTTCTATCTCGCTTGTCCAGTCCCCCCACGGCATTGATTCCAATACTTTCTTGAACGCGAGCGTTAAATAACCGAAAATATTGGCCCACCCGGCTTTGAATTTGGCCCATAACGATTGGGATGCCGTCAAAAAATCGATAAAAAAGCCCCCTAAACCGTCGGTGCTCATTAGAAAAGCGGTTAATTCCATCACCGCCGCCGATGTTTCTGCCGCTGATACCGCCCATTCGCCCTTTAATTCCCCTACTTTCCCTTTAATAAGCTCGATCGTCGGGAGTAAAGATTGCTTTAATGCGGTTTCAGCGATCAAACCTGAGTCGCCTATTATGCCTTTTAGCTCGTCGAACTCGTTATTGACGCTATCTAGCTGCGCCACCATCGGGTCGAATTCGCTCCGCATGTCGATCGCCATCTGCTTGGCCTCGTCCATGTATGCTAGGGCCGCCCCGAAAGTCGCATCCCACACCTTGGCGCCTAATTCCATCGCCTGATTTACCAAGACGACCGACTGACTCATTTTGGCAAAGCCCGATGATACCGCGGGAAGCGCTGAATCCCCTTGATCACCCACCGCCTCGACGGCTGACGCGACCTCCTCAACTTCAGCGCTTGATCCGGTGGCCGAATCGCCGAGTGAATCGAAATCGTCGATCAATTTCTCAACTTCGGAATGAGCCTGCGACCCATCAACCTCGATCTCTATGTTCGCTTTCTTTGCCACCGCTTCTGGTCCCTTTCGATCTTGTCCGCCTGCCTTTGCGTCGCCTCATTTTCGACCGTCACACGGGTCGACGTCATCAACCTAAACGCCTCATAAACATAAAGCGGTTCGGCCATTAAGTCATCACCACCACACGGTAGCACCCGCCATAGCTCCCAGTCTTGCCACCAAGATAACCACAACCACGACTCCCCATCGAATTCAGTATTGGGGCATCGCCACATGTCTGGGTCATACTCGAGGTAAAGACGCTGGCTTTTGCTCCCCTTACAGTTCCGAGAATCTCGGAACTTGTCTTGATCTTCGTGCCCCTCCCCGCGGCACTGGCTGCATCCCCAAGCTCGGATTGAAGACGCACGCGGATCGGTCACCAATCGAACGATCCGAACTAGGTTTTTTTTACTCCTGCTCGCAACTTCGATGCCTTGGTTAGCGCCGCGTAGATCTCATCTATTTGGGATTGCTCCCCGTTCTCAAAGAGCTCTTCACCGTTTACGATCGGCCTGTTTCTGATGTCCGTTAGGTTTAACACTTCAGACACCCGCTCTTTAAATATCTTAGCCAAAACATCGATCGCTTTGTTCGCGCTCGAATCTCCGTTCAACTTCATGTTAGCCGCTTTGAGATATTTGCGGTGCTCCCCGGCCGTCATCGGTGAGATCTTCACCCACCACGGTGCTTCGCTGTCCCGGTTATCTTCGTGCTCGGGTACGTACTCGACTAAGTCCAATTCATCAATTGCCATGGTTTTTCCCTTTTTTAAATCAACTATTTCCACTCAATAATTAAATCTTTGACCACCTCGGCCGCTGTGGCGTCGGCCACCATCGACTTGAAGGGCATCGAAACGGTGAGCTCTTCCTGTCCCGAAACATCGATCGACGAGGGATCAAGCTCGACGTAGGCCATGTCAATCTGGACATGACGGCCCGAAGTGTCACCGAGTTTTATCTCGAGGGAGCATCTGCGGAATAGCTCACGCCTGTATAATAAGAGCCCCGCTATTGAAGACTTGACCCGCATACTAATCGTGCCCGTCACGTCCCTAGCGCCTGGGATAAATCCCGCCAAGGAGCTTTCGGTAAACGCTTGATCATCAATGGCCTTGATCGAATTACTCAAGTTAATATCGAGGCTCGTGATGGGCGCGGTGGTGATCGCCGCGTGTGGTGCTCCCGCTGACCCCGTGTCGTCTGCTTTGTAGGGCATGATCGTTACCGTGCCCTGGGTCGAGCTGATGGGCTTCGGAGTGTTAAACGTGGCGCCCCCTGATGGGAAAAATGGGACCATTCTCAACTCGGCGCCCGGCACCGCTGGGGCGTCATCGGGGCCTGCCTTAAAGCTCCCGTTCACGTTCGTGAACGTCCCCGCGTCTTCTGAGGTGTACGTCGCCACCTTGGAGAACTCGTTGTAATCATAGCCACCCGCGCCGTTCTCTGTCGACTTCCACGCCCATAAAGACGCGGCCCCGTTCGCGCTGTTCGCGTAATCATCGGTCTTGGGTTGTAGTTGGTACACGTCGATCTCTGGATCACACTCGATCGCTGTCGCATAAGTCGCCACCGAATAATCAACCCCCGCCTTGGCTGTAGCCCGGCCGGTCAAAATATGGTTGTAAGCTTGCCCGCTAAACTTGATTGAGACCGGATCGCCCGACGACATCGTGATGGACATCGAATCGACGCACGCCCCGAAGACTGTTTCTGAAAAGGTATCGGGTACAACTCGAACAATGTTCAATGAGTCGAGCGCGTTGCCTGTGGTGGCTGGTTGGAACTTGACATTCCGCGCCGGGCTCCCGCCGTCGGATGTCGCGCTCGCACCAATCGCCGCCTTCAACAGCCTGTGGATGTCTGGCCCTCTTAGCGATCCACTCGAACAATTCAGATAAGTCTCAACCTCCCACGATGCCGATAGCTTGCCTGATATGATGTTATCCTTGATCCTAGCCCGCGTCCCCTGGGCCGTTTCGGTGAAGCTTCGATCTTGTTCGAACCCCATCGCACAACTCAAGGGCGCCACCGCGTGGGTCGCGGTAAACGTACCACCAGACGCTTCGGCGTTGTCGGTGGATGGTAGGATCTGATCTGCGAAAGTCCCGACGTCGGTGGGATCTTCGGGTCCTAGGACATAATAAAAGCCATTGCGGGCAAGGGGAAACTGATCGCCGATGTTGGCCATGGTAAAGACTCCTTAAGTCGTGGGCTCGGTTCTGTAATAAATAACGTTGAAGAGCATCGCCAAGCTCGCCGTATCGATCGCCGATGGGTCGCCTTCACTCGTCTGGGTTTGCTGTAATGAGATCGATTCTGCGCACGACGCACGGATCACATCCTGGCGTAGGGCTCTTAGGATGTCCACGGTCATCTTCTCAGTATCGGAATAGTGGTTGTTCACGGTACCGTTAACGGGGCTCGTGTGGGCCACGATATTAAGCTCCATGGTACACCTGATGATATGGCTCGGATTGTATTCGTAGGTCTCATTGCCCGGCCGAAATCCGATCCATGGCCTGGGAAAGGTCTCGCTGTCGTTCCAATCCCTTACCACCTTCTCCACTTTTGCGACGGTGAAATTGTAGGGCGTTGGATCGCTCGTTGAGATCCCCCCTAGCGCTGTATAGACCGCGTCAAATATATCGCCCCTGGCCGTCATATGACGCCCTCAAGTATCTCGAGCATATCGCCCATGGCCGCGTTCAACGCGACGTCATAATACCTAGTCGCCGGGATATTCACCTTGTTTCGTAATAAGAATTCGGCCTTGAATTTAGGAAGATTACCGCCCGCCTTCTTGCGCTTGTTGTCTTTTCTCGTCTTTCGCTTTGGATTTTTGCGACCACGTCGCGATGTTTTTGCAGTGTTCTTAACCAAGAAAACGTTCCCGCTCTTCTTTACCACGGCCACCCTTAGCTCGTTTGTGCTCCAATGTTCCGGAGATCCTCGGGTTCTGGCTTCGTCCGAAAGTGGGATCGCGAGCATTTTACCACGAGGGGATTTCAATCCCTGCTTTCCATAATTGTGAATGTCTGCATAGACAACGGGATTGGTCACACCAAAAATAACTTTACTGCTTTTCGGCGGTGAGACAATTACTGATGACCAATTCTGGGCCAGGCTGCCGTGAGTTTTGGTGCCACCCTTCTTAGATTTTTTATTTAGCAGCCGCATCGTTGAAAGGACTATCTTCTGCTCCAAGATATCAGAGCACGCTACGGCTTTCGCCAGCAGCGTATCATCAGAGACCAGCTCTTTTAGACCGAGGTTGAAATTAATCTTAACATTTGCCATGGGTCAACACCCATCCCAATCGGGGTCATCGCCACGACTCCTATTTCTGTCAAACTGGCCCTGCTGGAAATCAGGGGGAACCATCGTGTCGCCGTTCTGATTGTTGAGATTGTCCTGAGTCGAGATGGTGATCGCGCCAGGGTAAAGACCCGCCTCGGTGTTCATCTCCGCGATTAGGTCTCGGAGTAAATCGCGATAGTGAACGGTGGCTTGATCAACTGAACCGCTGACTCCCATCACTGAGCGATTAGTGTCTCTAGTCAAAAGCGCTAAGATACCACGGACGCAAATCACGCTGGTCCGCAGGACCGCGTTATTATATTCCGTCAAGATAGCGGTAATAGTCTCGTTGCTTAGGATCTCTCGGTTTGGATCGGTGTCTCCGATCCTGAACCGCACTTTATCAAGAGGGGTGGCTAGACTATCGCTGTAGGTCCAGGTCATTTTAATCCCCTTTAGGCAACCCCGCCACTTTTCTCTATGTCTCTAATTGAGACAGCTTTTTGTATTCTCTTGGCGTCACTACAACGACGCCGATCATTTCTTTTGCATCTAGTAAGACCTGAATTGCCCGAGGTGAAAAACCATTGGCCTCAGGGATAAGCTCCCCTACTTTCCTGGTTTTTCCACCGCCGACATTCATATCCTTCTTTGTCACAAGATAACTTTTCACCACGTGATCCCCTTTTACGGATTCAAGTATTAGCTTGCGTCAACATCAACGGAATAAGAGCCAAGTTGTGCAGCAATTAATTTATAATCATATGCTGCCTCGACTTCGATTCTCGTGGAACGATTTTCTGGTCGGTCATATCTGTGGACACGCTGACCCGCGCTGCCTGCCAGATACCGATTCCAAGAAAACTGATAGCCCGCGGATGGAGTCATTAATGATGGGGCGGGAGGAGTATAACAGATGAAGACATCATCATCGTCTCCGATGTTTGCCATAGTGGCAGTCTGGCCTTCGGCCGCTGTATTCTCGACGCCTCTCAAAACGAACACTCTAGGCAATCCCAGAAGAGAACCAACGAGATCTTCGGTGACGGTTCCTTGTTGAGTGTATTTAATGCGATCCAATACCGCAGAATTGTTGATAAAACTACGGAACGCGACCGCTCCGAAGACGATGGTGTTTGGCATGTAGCCAGTGTTTTTTTGGATCGCGTCCATCTCAACTTGGATATCCGCAACTGGGTCTTGACTCGCCGCGCTCCAAGTCCATGACGTGATATCAGATCCGGTGCTTGAGCCTGACCACTTGCTCGTTCCAAAGAACGAAGATACCCACTGCTTCTCCATGGAGATCGCCAGCTTGTTCATTAGAAACTTGGTCGAATCTGATTCAAGATTCAAGGGTGAATCTGCGTTGGCAAGGGTTTGATCATCGAGATCTACACCTAAGCTCCAAACGCCACACGTATATGAAGAGGTGCTCAATCCAAAGTTTGCCATCGCGCTTTCTGCACCTGGGGCTCGAAGCTTGAAGTCGTCCCGGTTAAAATCACCCTTGTCGAAAGTGAAGTAAAGATCAGAACGCTTCTCGACGCTGACGGTTGGAAACACCGACGCGTGGACGAAATTCTTGGCCTCTTGCAGGTATGCCTCTGAAATATTCGTCAAAGGTTTGTTTACGTGCACGTCTGATCTTGATGGGCTGCCTGGCATATCGTTCTCCTTGTGCCCTAGCGGGCATTTTGTTTATCTCAATATGAGATTACGCTTTCTTCTCGCCGATATAGACAAGCACCGGAAACACGTCCCCGCTTGCCGCTGATGATAAGGCGATTCCACACATTCTTGACGCCGCTCCTAGAGCCACGGCTTTTCCACTGGTGTTGCTAGCAACCTTGGCGCCTCGAGTTATAGAACCCGCCGCCTCAACCTTGGCCACGCCACCAATCGTCACAGCTACCGCGTCTCCCGCTGCCGACGCGTCTTCACCGCACACGCCAACGATGCCCGCGTTGTCCACGTCATCGACTGTCGAAATTGAACTATCAGCTGTTTCAACTTGGACAAATGTATTCTTGGATAGAGCTGCGTTACTGATCAAAGAGACCAAGCTCGCTGATTCATAATAAGACATGCCGAACCCCCTTAAGCTAAGAGCTGAGAGCTTGGTGTTAGGAGGACATCAATGACGTCATTAACTGCCGCGCTGGATAGCGCGATCCCTTGCACCTCATCGCCCGATGCCGCCGCGGTGGCGCCGCCATCCGTATGACAAGTTATTTGAGCACCGCGTGTGATAGACCCATTCGTGACCTTCACTTTGCTAATCCCCGCGTAACCAATAGCCACGGAATTTCCAACGGTCGACTCTGCTTCTTGCGCAACGCCAACGCAAATATCCGTATTCGCAGCGCCTTCGATGAACTGGCCATCAGCTCCGCTGATTTTAACAAAATAGTATTGCGCGACCGTTCCCGCGTTGAGCTCCAAAGAGATGCAGCTCAGATTTTCATATATTGCCATGACTTAGCTCCACCCTATTGATTTGGAATATAGATCTTGATTGTCTTTCAACGTTCGTTCGTATGCTTTCACATATGATTCGCCGGTCTTCGCGACGCGGTGGCGCGTCATCTTTTCGATCTCGGCCTCGAACTCGTTTTGGTTAATATCGCCAGATCCCGCGGCCGACTGGCTGGTGCCATGCTCACCGAAGATCCCACTATTTTGAGCGAATGAATTGGTTGCCTTAAAAATGGTCTCCACTCTTTCGCAAAGCTCCGGGCTCAGATCGGCCACGTCTCGAAGTAGGATCCCGATCGCGTGGGGGTTCGCTCCTGGGATCACGTTATAGTGCTCATCCGCTTTCTGGATGAACTCTTGCTCTCGCTGCTCTGATTCGTGCTTTTTAATCTTCGCTTGAAGCTCTTCGTTGGCTTTAAACAGGGCCTCGATCCTTGGGTCGTCCGACTTCTTAAGCTTGTCCTCGTCGGACAATTCAGTACCTTCTGATTCCTCGCCGCGCGCGAATTCAGATTCAGCCTTGCCCTCGTCGAGAACCTTCGCCCCTTCTGATTCCTCGCCTCTGTCGAATTCGTCTTGCTCTTCTGCCTTGGCCTTTAAGCCTAGCGCGTTTTGAATCTTATCAAGTAAGCCCGCGTTGAGCTCTTCCTTGACCGCCGATAGGAGCTTCATAGCATCCTCAATGGTGCTCTGGCCTTCCTTGCTGATACCATCGACAGCCATC